CCGAGGAGTAGCCGTTCAGCTACGGGGTGGCCAACCAATACAGGTTAGCCTCCACGGCGCTATGTAAGCGCCGACCCTGATACGCTGGGTTTCTCAGGCCCAACGCACTTGGCAAGTAGTCCCAACGTGGACTTAATGCCGTTCGTCGCCTGTACGTGACCCAGTCTATCCTGACTGGTATCTTATACTGACGTAAACCACCTTGGAGGAATGATAACAGCAGACCGTATTGGTTAACGATTCGCCGCTTCTCACTCCGCGGTACCTTAATGCTTTCACAATCCTTGCCTACAGTCATATAGACAGGTTGAGCTACCCAGCGATGATACTTAATCGCCTGGACATGCCGATCACGTTTTAGATGATTGACAAGGGATAGGGGCACTTTGACACCTGAATCGTCGTTCTCTTCCATTGGCACCGGGTTGAACCGGAACTTCTTGAAGAGATAAGCCATCGCATTACACACGGAGATCCCGGTGCGTGCGGTAAACTCATTAAGACGATTCACAAGAACAGTAGCGTCCTGGAGAGTGTTCAGCCTTTCGACGTATACACCCCTGATGTTGACTCCATTAAAGTAGTCTTCACCACAGGACTCTCTGAAGGGTCCTTCATGAAAGGACTTAGCCGCATTCACAGTAAAACCCAGGAGGCCCAGCAACCTAGTCACTGGTCTGTACATTTCTGCCAGACAAATGATGTCGTCACCGAAAACCCCGAGGTTCCCTAGCGCTCCTCCTTTCGGAAAAACGATCGGCTTACCGTACTGCTTATAAACAGCTAACACACATGCGAGGAAAAGTATCGTCTGCAACGGGAAGGTAAACCCATTACCCATTGTAGAGACCATATGTAACGCAATCTTCTTTCCTTTATAGAAAGTTGATCCACACCTCAGCTTCCCAAGCAGCTTCGAGAACTGCTCTGGAAATATCGCCTTGACAAGCGACCACGAGATCGTGTCGGACGCGCTGGCTAAATCAATGGTACAATACGTGCTATTGATCGAACCAAGGCGTGCGAGCTCTCTATTCAGATCCGGTTGAGAATCTAAACAGATACCCGAGTAAGCGGCTAACCGCTTCTCGAGGAGTCTGCCAAGCCCAAGCTGATAATACATATTCAGCGAAGGCTCAACACATATGGAACGCATAGTGTCCCTATTTTTTGGAACGAACGAAAGCTTGCTACCTTCAACTAACTCAGGATCCCCAAAATGGCTCTGCCTAAATTCAAGGGCAGTATTCCATCGGGAATCATGCTGGTAGAAGTACTTCCTGTACTCATGAAGAGCGATATTCGTGGTCGAACCACGGGATGCGAACGTTTTCGAATAACTATCACACCCAACAACCGAGAGGCTGCCCCCCGGACCATCCCGAGCTTCTGAAAGGATCTCATAGAGCTCGAAGGTGGAGTCGTGCTTAGGGTACAATAAGCGGTAGATGATGCTTTTAACATCACCAATAAGCTCATCGTCCCAAGTCGTACAAATGTTATCGCTAAGACTATACCGCTCGCACCGCTCATTTGCAGAGGCGAACTTACTATAGGCACGGTCTTCAGCAGCTGGATCACACATGTCTACGTATTTAGCGTAGAAGGAGTTAACCAAACTTACTGCAGCCGCGTTTCTAGTGTCAGCCCACACATCTAAGGGGATCTTCTCCTTGCGGAGAAGCTTATCAATTTGAACCCCCGTGAGCCAGGGCGATAGGTCTTCGAGAAGGTTGGAGAAAAGAGCGTCAGACGAAATTGCCATGATGCGAACTCCACAAAGAGTGTTACATGCATATGAGGAATTAGAAACATACTACCTCACATGCAACCGTAGATCGAATCCACGATCAAATCACTCCCTGGACGAGGGTGTCCCCCGCCCCAGAAGAGATCTGCGACAACACCCCAACCAATAAGGACATCGCTGCCCTCAGGTTAGCCGGATCGTTGATGTCCGATCCAGCAGGCACATTCATCCGGCACTCGAGGAGTGCTGGCTGTGGCGCCTGCCCAACGACGCAGGTAACACCCTTACGGATGCGAACTACGTACGTGTTTCGGGGCACTGGAGTCAAGGTCCCTCCAACGGGAACGACTGGAACGGGGCGGATAACCGCCGGACGTTCCACCGTGGCCGTGAAAGGATCGGAAGCAGAATGAACGCGAACGTTCGTTTGCGTGCCGCCCAAGGCGGAAACGGCGTACTGCTTTCCTTGCGCATTGGGCGCAACGTCGTTTATCAGGGTGTACGTTGGGGACGTAAGTCCCGTCTGCGCACCACCTGTGACAGGAGTTGAGATAGAAAGGGTCATGAGAACCTCGAAAGTAAGGGGTTAAAAGTGGACTTACCGAAGCACTCGCAGATGCGCAAGCGCAGCGATGTTAAGAGCTTTCGGACTCCCAACCCTAGGAATCTTAAACTGGAGCGATGGCACCCCAAGTGGATCCCCAGAACGGGTAAAACTCGAAACTTTGTAAGTGGATTGGCACGGAGGTATTTCACTGCTGAGAAGTTCTTTTCCCACCCCAAACGATGGAGCAGGTTGAACCGGATTGCATACAAGAGTTTGCGTCACATCTCTGTGCCACGAGTCTGTATGCCAAATTAGATCCGCTTGGCAGAAAGAAGAAGCCTCCAAGATCTCACCAATATTGGTGAAGTAATCGACTAGGAAACTATAAGGAATTAGCTCGTAAAAAGTCGGAATGAAATCCGGCAGTCGAGCGCCGATTACCGCCCGAAGACGGTTCGGATCCTGGTCAGTCGAGAGACGAACGGCACCTTTAATATCACGACGAGTACGCTGGACCATAGATCCATCAACATTATAGAAGATGTATCCTCCAGCAACAGGTATTTTCGTGACAAAGCACTGTCGACTCACGTCTTTAACTGCAAAAGCCTTCACAATTGCTTGTGGAAAGTTAAATTGCAGAGAAGCCAGCGCCTTCGCCGCATCACTCACATCATGAATGAGCGGTTTGGCCCCAAAGGAGTATTCCAGCCATTGATTAGAAAGTAAACGTAGACGTTCACGCCTGTTATAGCGATGAACACTAAGCCTAACCTTCTGCACATAAGAACTGGTCAGCTCCCGGAGGGCGAGCGCAGGTTTCCTAATCAAGTGCAGAGTCTCGCGAATCTCGCCGATAAAGACGCCACTTTGAAAGAGGCGCTGTTTCGAACGACACTTTTTGAGAAACTCACTTAGTGCCATGTTCCTAACTTCATCATCGGATCCATAGTCGTAGACGACAGTTCCCAGGTATTCATTCTGGGGTATGCCAGTATACGACACTTCGAACGTTTCGTGAAAGGGCTTATCCTTATAACGAACGAACCCCGAAACATACGGGGCTACGATCGAAGTTTTGGTTCCACTCGCGGGAGTGGTAGCATTTCCACGCTCCCGAATTAAAGTCATAAAACCCGGCTGTTTAAAGCCGTTAAACGAGTCGCTGAAGTTTACTTGCGTGGAGGATTCTCCAGACGCAATTACCTGTCCGTCCGAGCGGTGTTCATACCGACAAGGATAGGCGACCCGTGAAGTCCTAACTTTAGAATAAGGGATTAGAGTCATGGTTAAGCGCTCCTAGGAGCGTCGCTCCATAGACCATACGGAAAAAGCTCCCGATGAAAGGTGAGAACAGAACCTGTCGGTAGCACCTTGTGGTGTTTTGTCGAATGTACCTTTCGGTACCTCTTCATAAACGCAAGGCACCACTTGAACTCAAGCCCATAGTAGTCACTGAGGCGCCTAGCACCATTAGCAACTCCCACTGGGCCAGTAGCATATGAACATAAGAGCTCGGGGTCGGATGACCCCAAGGGCTTTAGGACATAACTCATCTCGTTAAGAGTGAGGCTATTGACCGAGCGGAAAGTAACTAACACGCTAGCACCTATATGATGACTACGTTGACCTAACCCCGTAGGGTACGGTTGAGCGAAAGCTCTACGCATTACAGCGTAAGAGAGCGGCCGAAAGGCC